TCATCTTTCGCATCCGCAAGGTCCAGCCCCTTAGATGCTAAATCTTTCAATGCTTCACCGGTTGTTTTTCCGGTTGCCCCAATTTCCGAGATAATACGACGCAATGCGGTACCCGCTTGCGACCCTTTGATCCCGGCGTTGGCTAACACCGCAAGCATTGCGGACGTTTCTTGAACGGACATTCCCGCGGCTTTCGCAACCGGTGCCACGAATTTCATTGATTCCGCAAATGTTTCCATATCCATTGCGGATGATGTAAACGATTTCGCCATCACATCGGTAAGCATTCCGGTCTGTGACGCATCTAATCCAAACGCCCGCAATGTAGACCCAGCAACTTCCGCGGCACGTGCTAAGTCGCTTCCCGATGCTTGCGCAAGGTTCAACGTTGCTTGTGTTACCTTGGTAATTTCCGATGCTGTGAATCCTAATTTTGCGAACTCAGTTTGTAGCCCAGCAACCTCACGCGCGGTGAACATTGTTGACGCCCCTAATGATTTGGCGTTGTCGGACAACATCTTGAACTCTTCAGCGGTCGCACCCGAAACGGCCTTGACCTTCGACATCTCTGCTTCGAAACTTTTGAACACGCTGAATGATATCGCACCCAATGCGACAATTGGGGCCGTCAATTTCATTGACAAGTTTTTCCCCGTTTGTTGCATTTGGCGACCGAACTTGTCCATTGATCGGCCGGCCTTGTTTAGTCCCTTTTGAAAAGGTGAGATATTTGCCGAGAGTCTGAAATTAAGACTGCTTAAATTTGCCATTCTTTTGCTTTGCGCGTTCTTTTCGTTCGTTTATCTCGGCTAATATTTCGCCGCGTGTCCACACCTTGTGTTGCTTTTTCTCTTGCGATTCCCATGGAAACACAATCAAATCTTTTGCCTTGATGCTTTTCTTTGTGTGTGGATTAAGCAACAATGTCGTTTGCCATCTTATCCTTTCCCACTCCGTTTGTTCCTTTCTGTTTTCCAACTCATTCCACCCGATGACCATATTGGTCCACTCACGTGGTAATAAATCATAAAACGATTCCGGCATCAATCCAATTTGGCCGAAGGCGAACGCTTCTAAGTCATCCCATGTGGATTCCTTTTTGTTCGTTTGACCGCTTCGGCCTATGTCTTTTTTTCCGCGTCGGTCGTAAATTGTTTCTCGAATATTGCGAAAGACTTTTCTAAAATAGTTTCGTCTTCATCAATCCAATCCGCAATGTCCGCTACTTCATATCTAAACGGTGACTTGTCTTTCCTTGCGCCATCTTTAAAACCGCAATACATTAAAGTGATCGCGTGGTCCAAGGTCATATCTTCACCAAGTTTTTCAAGTTGCGCCAATGTTGTTCCCGTCATTCTTGAGAACTCACGCAACGCATTAAATCCAAATCTTATTGGATGTTTGCGATCTGCAATTTCAATAATTTGTGTCATGTTGTTGTTTTGTTTTGTTGTTGTTTGTTTTGTTTTGTTTGTTGTTGTTTGTTGTGATGTTTAATAAAGGGACCGCCCAGTGGACGATCCCTATTTACTTACTAGGCAACCGCCGCTTGAGTTAGAACACCCGTTCCAGTAAAGCCAAAAGAGAACGTCACATTTTCTTCTGTTCCCGCTTCTTGCTCGTAGCTTGTGATGTATGCGTCACCCGTGTAATCGATTTCCGCAGTTGTAGACGAACCAAACTTGATCTTCACCAATGTGCGGTTTGATAACAAAGTGAACAAATCATCCGGAGTATCGAAATCACCAGCGATTGAATAAGTCACTAATCCGTCGCCGCTAAGACTCCACGATTTTAGACCTTCAAGATTCTCTTGCCATCCGGCTGAATCTTTGGTTGTTGTGTCACGTGTTTCCATTGAAACACTAAGTGATGCGGAATTTGCACGACCTATGATGTCGAAACTTGTCCCAGCGTCTTCTGAAATTTGAATCACAACATCGGTTGCATTCATAATACTTGTTGAGGCCATTTTTTTACTTTTTTAATTTTTATAAATTTATAAATCAATCACGCGAAACTCTGAATTTCAAATCACATTGTGATCCGAAAGTTCGTTCGTCATCGCTGAACAAATCGCGCTGCCCTTCGAACATACACGATTGCAATTTCACGCCTTGAATAGTTCCTTTGATTCTCACGAATGCACTACGAACATATTCAACCGCGTCTTGTGTGTCCGAGTATTTCGTTGAAACCAACGTGATCCGGACATCTATTTCATCAATATTGGAATCGCTTTCCTTCGTCATACTTGTGGAAATATTCACCACCTCATACACCGCGAATGGCGTCGCTTTTGTTTGCGCTGAAACAACTGGAAACACACGCCCGCCAAACAATGTATTCAAATCTGAATCATTATCGAACTTGTATTTTATTACCTTCCCAATCATATTCGTGCGGCCTTTACTTGTTTATTTAAAAATGAACGCATCAATCTTTTGAATGTGTTTCCAACGCCGCTCATTTCCTTTTTTCTTGCACGTGTTGCAAAACCTTTGTTCGCACCGTTGTATGTTCCATTGTTTAAATAACCATACTCTAAAAAGTGAGCAAACCACCCACCCTTTTCCGGGTCCGAAAATGAACCTTTAACACGTGGACCAACTGACAAAGATGCAAACGTTGCGCCCTTCCTAATCTTTGTGGTGATAACCCCCATTGATTTGGCCAATTGCCCTTTTGATATTTGTGCATATATTCCGCCGTTTCTGTACACCTTGAACGATCCACTTGCTAAATCCGTGATTTCGTTTTTGTAAGCCTCGACCATTGGTTTCAATGACCTACGTGCGATGCGTCTTATTTGCGCCGTTGTGACGCCTTCACTAAGTGTTTCTAATTCTTTGAACGCTCGTTCAAATTCCCGTCGAACATCCTTTTCGTCAAACCCAACAAACACCCCGCTCCCGCGGCTTGAAGATTTGCCGCCTATTTTGCCCCCGGAGTTTACATAGTCGCTTAGTCTGCCCATCGTGTCACAATCTTTTGGAACGCTTTTCTTGAATCTCCATTGATAATGGATTCAATCTTGTACGTTTCATTTTCATATATGATGCGCATTTGTTCGTTTATATCAGCACGATAACGAATGAAAAAATCAACGCGTCTTGTTGCAACTATTTGTTCACCCTCTTCGCCTTCGCTTCCGCTCTTGTCCTCAACCTTCGACCATACATTGGCCAAGGTGATAAACGATTTGTTCACTTCACCAAAATCATCTGTTGATGTGGTAAAGGATTGGATCGTGATTCGTCGGTCAAGTTCTCCGGCTTGCTTAATCATTAGAATGTAAAAATTCTGTATGGGTTCCAAAGGTATTCCGAAGATGTTGGCAGCCTATGAACACGATCACTTCTCTGATCGTATAAGTCTGATATCACCAACATCATTCCTTGAATTAATGGCTTAGGAATGGACGCAACGTCCGAACCAACCACATATTGGACAATCACTTGATTGACAACTCCAGCGGGTGCATACCAACCCGAAACGGATTGCACGCGTGCCGGTTCTGAAATTACATCCGTGATGTATCCGTCAGCCGCAACCGTTACCACTGAACCGATTGCGTCCACGTATTTGACTAATGATATTGACGCAACGGGACCGCGTGACAAATACAAAAGGTTTGACAAATTGTTCCAACGGTTTGTTGGGAACTTATCAAAGTATTCGTCAATTGTCGTGGTCACTAAAATCCGGCGTGTGTACTCTTCGCACATTGAACGCGCGGCCGAAATTAATGCAGCAATCAAAGTGTCGTCATCGCTATGGTCAACGCGCAAAAAGTTTTTTGCGTCGCTTAGCGAAATGGCTTCACTTGCCGCCGGTGTTACAATATCAAATGCCATCTATCGTGTTTCTTTTTTGGTTATTTTAACCGCTTTTTTTGCACGCGCTTTTGGTGCTTCGGCAATTGCTACGCAAAAACCAGCGTTCAAAAAGTCTGTGACCATTTCCGTGGAAGTAAGTTCCACCACCGCATCTTTGCGATAGTGGAACCCGTTTCCGGAGATAGATTTTAAAAATCTAACTTTCATTATTAGGCTTGTGCCAAATATTTAACCGCACGGCTATCAAGAACCGCTGAGTCTTTTCTTGAAGTAGCGATGAAGCCAATTTCAAGTTCGTCCATGTAGCGCTCGTTTAAGCGAATCAATTGAACACCACCAGTTGAGCGAACAACAAACTTGCTAAAATCAGCAGCAACCAACGTTTTCGCACCCGTTGAGATGGCTGAAGCCATATCATTGTTGTAGTACAAATTGTACCCGAACAATTTGTCCGGTTCGCCTACTTGCATACTTGGGATAAATACTGGGAAGTCGTTAGCAGAACCAAGACCCAAAGCACGTATTGCAGAGATGACCGCATCATTTGCCATAAGACCGAAAGACGCTTTGTTGCGGTAAGACGGGTCTAATGAATAGATAAGGTTTAGAACGTCATCAGCAGTGATTGCAGTCGCTCCAGCAGCGGTTGCGCCTAAAGCACCACCAGTGATCAAGCCTTGTGGCTGAGAAGATCCGGTTCCAGTAGTGAACGCTGCGTTTGTCGCGCGTGCAATTCTTTCGCCTAATGCTTCAGCAAGGAACGCGTTCAAGTCGAATGCGTTATCTTGTAGCAATTGCATTGAAACTTTCACTTGAGATGCGTAGTTGTATGCACTCAATTGCTTGTTTGCGAACGTCATATCTTGAACAGTTACCGCAGCAGCTTCAGAAATAAGCGCGCCGTTTGTAGCCGTGTCGTTGATTGTTGGATAATCCAACAAAGCACCACCCGAAGTGTTCAATTTTTTTGCTAATCTTTCAACCTCACCGGTGAAAAGACTTGCCATATCAAGTTCGTTACTAAAGTCTTGAGGAACTAAGAAGCCACCCAAAGAATCAGTTCCAACAACTTGCGTTGAGGTACCTCTCAATTGAGCCATCATCGAACGTTCGTCGTTGCTTAATGCACTCATTCCGTTGCGAAGGTACTTTTCGAAAGCGCCTTTACGAGTTGATTTTGGAGCAGCTTCGCGAACTTCAGCGTTTGCGGCTAACTCTTTTTTCATATCGGCAGCACGTTCAAGTGTGTCGATTTGGTCTTTGATGCTTCTTGCATCACTTTCCATTGCGTCAAATTTTGACTTTTCCTCAGCGTTTAGACCACGGCC